GAAACTCCTGGTCTGATGTCTACTGATTTGAGGTACGTGTATAGAGGTAGAGCAGGTAATTACGTCTCTAACTTTGCTTCTATCTACCATCAACTTCCGGAGGGTGTTCGTTCAATTGTGCGTACCTACAGTCCTACAGTTAACTCAAGTAATCAAAAAACTAATTAACGCTAAAAACGCGACAGTCACTGTGTTGTCAGGCTTTCAAGTAGTTATATTTAGTAAGTAGTTCTTCGGGAGTTGACGCTTTGTTCGTCGACAATGATTTTCCGAAGCTGCTCGGTGCGGAATTATACCGTCCCCATCCTGCGTACGTCGTAGAGATGGCCGCTGAGCCGGTCGTTGTTCACGATTTCTCGAAACAACCCGGTCAGACCGTTCAGCTCGATCGTTACCGTTTCTGGGGCAATCCCGGCTCGAAAGAGTCTCGGGAGCGCACCGCTGAGCAGACCATTGGTACTGCTAATAGCCGGAACATCGTCAAGGACAAAGTGCTCGTGACTCTTCGCGAGTACACCGGTCCTGCCGATCCGAGTGACCCCACTCAGCCCAGCACCTTCAAGATTGCTCGCGAGACACTGATCACCGCGCAGCGTCTTCTGCTGGACACCGGCAACCTGACTGCTTTCCACCAGTCCATCGGTTCTCTGACCCTGCTCGACGACTATCGTCGTTGGCGCGATCGGGTGTTCATCAACGAACTCCTGAAAGCTGTCTCTAAAGGTCAAGCCTCCGATAGCCAAGGTGGTTACTACTACCCCGGCGATCTCGCCGTCGGTAGTCTGACCTACGCGAACGCTGAACAAGCTAAGTTCGACGTTAAGGACGACCTGCTGCGCGTGGTCAAGAGCCTGCGCAAGCGTAACGTTCCTACCTACCAGGACGGTTTCTATCGCTGCGTTTGCGATCCGACCTTCCTGATGCACCTGCGTCAGAACAGCGACTTCCGTGAAGTTGCTCGTTATCCCGGCAACGGTCAGATCAACCCCCTCATGTCCGCGATGCAGCCCAACGCTGCCATCTACATGGGTCAGGGCTTTGGTCAAGCCACCTTCGTGGCTGGCGAGCCGATCATGCCGACCGGTTTCGTGTTCGAGGGCGTTCGCTTCTTCGAATCCACGAACATGCCTTCTCAAAATGCGTCCGCGACCATCGGTGGTTCCGCGTCTTCTTACGAGACCGCCATCGGTATGTTCTTCGGACCCCAGTCTGTTGGTGTGGGTATTGGCGGTAACAACGCCCAAGTCCTGCTCAACAACAATGACGACTTCAGCCGTTTCATCATGATGATTTGGAGCCTGTACGCAGGTTTCGAACTCCTGAATGCTGATTTCGCCACCATCGCTTACTCCTTTAACGCCTGAGGAGGTAACTAACGATGGCTATTAATCCTAACCAGCTCTCAGTTGCCAAGATCTATCCTGGTAACTACACGAATGTTCTTCGTTACTGGCACGAAGAAAAGTCCGTTACTTATCTGAATGAGAACGGCACCAGCGAGACTCTCGCCAACCAACCTGTTGGCGGTCCCGTTGGCGTGGTCTTCCGTCCCGGTTGGATCGCTCAACAAGCCGTTGGCTACGTTGACCTGTCCTACCAGGCCGCTGGCACCACCAACCAGCTCGACTACTACGCTCAAGCGTATTCGTCTGGTCTGAATGGCGCTAACGCCGCTTTCGTTAACGGCAGCGTCATTATTCCTTCTCCCGACTACCACAAGGATGTTCGGGCAGACATCACCAACGGTATCACTGTGCCTTCCGGCGCTTATGTGTACCGCGCTTCTATCCGTCTGGACGGTGGCGATGTGGTGTCGAGCGGTGTGGGCGGCGCTTCCGCAACTCCCACCCTGGGTCTTGGCCCCGCCCTGGGCGTTGGTCTGACCTCTGCTCCTACCCCCAGTGGCTTCTTCGCCACCGTGGTTGGTTCGAACAGCCGCATTGAGAACGGTTCGTTCAGCTCCAGCAACGCCTGGAACTCTGCGAACATGCACGCCGTTAAGGCAGACACCACTTACAAACTGTGGACTGTCGGCAACCTCGGCGGTGTTGCTGCTTCCGGTCTGGCTCAAGCCTCCGGTGTGTACGACGCTCGTGCCACCAACGGCAAGCTCAACGGCAAGGACAAAGCCCTCGCTATCTGCGAAGTGTGCTGGTTGGTTCCCGATCAGCCCCCCGAGCGTAGCGACCTGGCTCTGCAGCCCGGCGGTGTGGTTGAGTCCAGCATCTACACCAGCACTGTCCCTCAGTGATACACTGACACAGCGAAACCACGGCGACCCCCTCTTCGGAGGGGGTTTTTTCTTGGAAGAACTACTCGGTTTCGATCTCTGTAAAGGGGTCAGTTTCTATATAGGTTTCAGTCTCTATATAGGTTTTCAGTGTTTCGAGAGCTTGCTGAAGAAGCTGTTCCTCTTCGGGAGTCAGTTCAGAAACTTCTGAATCGTTTTCGGAAGGCTCGGAAGAGGCGAAAGAAACCATAGTTATTGTTGACCCAACCGCTGGCGCAGCTGCTCAAACCTTTTGTTTACGTCCAAAGAGTAACTCGTGTCACTGGTCTGTGGGTCAACGCGATCGACAATTGAGCGTGCGTGAGCTTCGCTATTGATGTAGTCCGCCACTCGGGCTGCAGCTTCGAGTGCTGCCGGATCTTGCCAGAACTGCCCCATTGCAATAGACGGAGCCATCCCGCTTAAGACTCTTGGGTCGGTGCCTCGTGTGATTGGAGCTCCCCAAGTTTTGCTGGGTTTGTTCTCGGGGTTGACTTTGCGTTCCCTCGCTGCTATCGCTCGGAGAACTTCAGGCCCTACGTTGGTTACTCCGAAGGGATCCACGACGTTGGTGACCATTCCTGTAACACCGACAGGAATAGAACGAGCTAAAGCTTTAGGAGCACTAAAGCCAGCTTCTCGTTGGTCGCGATACTCTAAAGATGTGTTGTAGATATCACCTAGGAAAGGCAGCGCTCGAAGGATCTGACCAGCGAACCTAGGAATCGGCATTTTAATAACGTGCTCTATTGACAGTTTAATGTAAACTTATCCCAGATTCTGTTCACATGATGACGGTCACCCAGTCGAAAGAATTTACTTACACTCCTAATGGAGTCAAAATCGAAATTCTTAGCGAGCACGACGAGGGTGAGTACAAAATGGTTCGGTCCCTGACTACAGGGAAAGTCTTTTTTGCTCACAAGAATCAAATCGCTGAGATCCTTAAAGAGGAAGATGAGGGGGAAAAACCCGTTAAGCAGCGCCGTGGGCGTCAGATTGTTAAGCCAGAGGTACCTGCTTACAACCGAGTCAACATCAACTCGGCAACTCCCCAGCTGCTGACTCAGGTTCTGAAAGGCGTTGGACTTAAAACTGCCACTGAGATCAAGGAACTTCAGCAGTCGATGCCCGGCGAGCGCTTCACCAAACTGGATCAGCTGCGGTCCATCACCCGTGTGGATTGGGATTCTGTTTTGGAAGGCGACACTGTTTATGTCGAGTGAGACGAATTTTTAACGATTAAATAAAGCGATAGAATACGTTTATCGCTTGTAGTTAGATCGTGGCGCAGTTATCTCCACAAGAACTTGAGCAGATTCAAAGTTATCTGGCTCAACAGGGAGTTGTATTCCAACCGGATACTACTGACGCCACTAAACGTGAGGTTGTATATGCTGCGATAAATCAGTTATCCAGAAACCCTGCGCAGGTTTTTGGTTACAGATTAGATGATTTTAACTTCAGTCGCGTAGCATATCACCTCGGCTATAACATCGCTACAGTTCCTGCGGGCGATTATGCCCGTTTGATGGAAGCTTGCAACAGCGTCCCCAGCGAGTTTTACTACGACAAAATCGTTCAGCAAATTGAGCGTTGTGAAGAAGCTGAGCGTTTAACTGAACTTGCAACCGGTCGCGCCACGAGTCGTCAGGAGCTGATTCAAGGTGACGTGAGTCGCTCCATCAACATTCAAGACAAACGCGAGACCGCGAAAATCTGGCGGGAGAACTACTTATATGAGTGCGATCGTCTTGCCCACATGCTTTATATTCCTAACTATCGAGACCCCGTGGCAGCTCGGTACCGCTTTGAAAGGAGCGGCGGAGAGTTTATCCAAGCTATACCTGGACCTCCTGATACTTCCAGGGCAGATAGGTTATGGTTTAACGCAAATTGGCGATAAAAGCTATAGTAGTTCTAGGAACTAGATCCATTTGTAATGGCTGGGAAGCAAGGGTTTTTTAAGGACCTTGAGTCTATTCGTCAGGCTGTAACTACTTACGGTCCTCAGTTTTTAATGGGTCTGGGTGATGCAGGCGAAGCCATAATTCGAAGAGTTGGCCAGCAAGGTGGTCTCACTCAACCCGCAGCTCGGCAAGTCAGGCCTCCCGCCGCAAGACCGATCCCTACTCGAGCTGTCGAGTCCACTCAACTCCGTCTTCCCGTAACATCTCGAGAGAGCGGCAGATTTGTCTCTCCCTACGGGCCAAAAATTGACCCTGCGGATATCGATGCTCGGTTGGCGGTGCAGAATCGTCCAAGCATCATGGACGTTCCTGCCGTCCCACGTCGCTCTGTGCCTGTCCAAGGGCAGACGCAAATGAGCGTCTTCAGCGCTCCTGAGCCTGCGTTCAAGACAACCCCTATGCAGGGACCCGTTTCGCGAACTGCCCAGGATCTGTACGCTAATGA